ATGGTCGCATGGATGGATGTACCGCGGTCAGCGGCAATACGTCCAGTTTGCTTGGAATCCATCATGACCCTTTCAAGCCATAATTCTTCCGATTCAGTCGGTTCTTTAGGTAAAGTTAGCGCAGATAATAAAACCTGATGTTGTTTCCATAAGTCCAACCCAGGTCGTGCGGCGACACCCAGGATGGTAGTGACCGATGGACACAAATTTTGACTGCGGGCGTCACGTAAGGTTGTTCCCCTGGGTTTGCCATTTTTGCCAATGGTTGTGTAGGCTGGATTGCCTTCACGGTCGTACCAATGTCCACTTTCACTTTGACGTTCCTTAATCAACATTTTTGGGTTTTCTTCCACGTTTGGGTTTGAATTCATCCGTTGTTATGTCATATACGGTTTCATATACAACTTCAACCTGAACTTTGGAATCAAATTCACCACACAAATCTTCTTGTGATTTATTTTCGTTTTTTGGGTATCTTCTGCACAAGCCATACCGGTCGCCCGGTTGGCCTGAAAAGTGTTTACATTCAAGACATTTCATATTGGTCCTTAAAATGGGATGTTGTCAAAATTGTCATCTTCGATTGTTGCACCTTGTTTAGCTGGCGCAGTATCAAAAGTGTTCCGGTATTCAGCAGATTTCTTAATTAATCCCTGTAATCCTTCTGATAGCTTTTCAAACTTTTCTTTGTCCCATGGGTCAATAGAAAACATTAAAGTTTCATTGATGCCAACTGGTTCGCCAAGCTTTTTCAATGCGGCCGGCACCTGGCTGATGCTAGCAATATTGGCGTAAGTTTTGTCTTGGTATTCGCTATGGGTAATCGAAACCATACAAAATTTACCAAGCAATACTTCTAGGCTAAAACCGTCTAATTCTTCTTGTGTGAACTCTTTGCCGCGCCAAGCTTGTAAGTCCTTTAGCAATGTGGCTTTTTCGTCTAGGGATAGCGTATAACGCTTTGAAACAACCATTGGTTTGCCGTCATCCATAACAAGCGGATTGCCATCGTTATCTTCCCCATGCAATTCAAACATACACAATACTTTGCGTTGCATTTTCTTTTTACCCATCCATTCAGTTGTTTGGGTGCCAATGTCAATAATGCGATATAGACGGGCTAGAAAGCTACCTGGTGGCGGTAATTTAAAGTCGCCGGTGCCGCTATTGTTTCTTTTTGCAATTATCATTTTTCTTCCTTATTTGTTTTGTCATTTAATTTTTCCCCTATTAATTGGGAACTTCCTATTGCAACTTTATTTCTTGCAACCATTTTTTCTAATGCCCCATCAAAAGCTTCGTGCATCATTTGAGTTGGAATTTTGCAATTAATCGGACTTGCTATTGTTACTTTGTAAGTAATTTGCCATTCTTCAAAATTTTGCATTTTGACCCCCAAAAATTGTGCCAAAGTCATCAAATAAATTTGATAAAACTTCATTTTTTTTATTACGGGGTTTGCCACAAGCTTGACGTATGCAGTCAACTTGTTCTTGGGTTAAGTACTCTGTACTAAATTCCATGTCATCTAAAGCTTTTTCAAGGAATTCTTCGTGTTCCAACATTAATTGGCTTAATTCATCTTGCATTTTTATTTCCTTATTCATCACGGCGACATTGCCGTACTTACAAATGTAAAGTAAAATTTAGTTCTTGTAAAGTAATATTTAGCAATTTTAGGAAAATAAATGACTAATGCAGAATTAATTGATTTGTTAGGAAAGCCAGCAAAAGTCGCAAAGCTATGTGGCGTAAGCGTTCAAGCGGTGTGTCAATGGCGCAACAACAATGCTATTCCTATGGGTCCGTTAACGTTAATGGCCGCAACAATAGAAAAAGAATCCCAAAATGTTGTTACCAGGAAAACGTTGTTTCCTGACAACTGGTGGATAATTTGGCCTGAATTAAAAAATATGTGATATATTTCTAAACATTGAGGACTTGAACACTCGATGAATAGGGTTTTATTGGTGGTTTTAGGGTTTAGGAAATGATAAAGAGGCATTTCTTAAGCCGTTCAAGCTAAAGCTACCAATAAAGCCCTTTTTTTATTGTTCGGTTCCCATCGTTCTGATTGGGGATTCACCACCACCAGCGGTCAGGATAGAAGCGTTACTGGGGGATAAGGAATGTAATAGCGCAAATGCTGGTGGCGAAGTTAGTGCCGGTTTCCTGAACGACTGACGGGTTCCGTGGCTCCAAACGGATTAAGGCAACCTAGGTGGGCTAGGTTCGTCCACCAAAAGGATTGTTGTAAATACACAACTAGGTATATATCCTAATAAAATAATTGTTGACTACTAAAGAAAACTTTAGTAAATTATCAATACGGTAATTGACCGTGATAGATAAAAGGAAAACAAATGAAAGTTACTAACATCCAATCAGTTATCAAACCTGATTACAAAGAAGAATATTTAACTATGTCAACTGGCCATGTAGCAACATTGGTTCAGTTCAATGACGGAACAGAAGAAATGCACCTTCATTCCAAAACTGGCAAACGTGTTCAAGTAGGCAACACTAGCTGGCAAGCCGCTGAACGTGCTATTTGGAATACAAACCCAACACGTAGCAAATTTTAATTGGGGGCGTTATGAATGAATGGAAAAAAATTACAGTTTATGTTGTTAAAGCTGACGGCAAGTTTATTGACCAAGTTCACACCAAAGAACGAGCCGAGCAAATAGCGGCAAAACACAAAGCCAAAGGTTGCAAAGTAACAATTAAAAAATCTATTGCCGAAACAATGGCAGTTAGCTTTGGAGTTATTTGATGTTTGACACTTTTTGGAAACTCTATCCCCGGAAGGTGGCCAAACGTGCCGCCCAAGGGGCATTTAACCGGCTTACAAAGCAAGAACAATCTGATGCCGTGGAAGCCATTGAACAACACATTGCCTATTGGAAACTAAAGGGTACTGAATCAGACTTTATCCCCCATGCAAGCACCTGGCTTAACCAAGGCCGTTGGGAAGATGAACTGGACATGACCCCAAAAGAAGCAAAACGCCCAGCAATGCCTTGGTATAGTACCGATGAATTGACAATGGCCAAAGGCCGTGAACTGGGACTAAATGCTTATGCCGGCGAATCTATGGGACAGTACCGACAAAGAATCCAACAACACATTGGAAAGATGGCGGTATGAGTGTGAAATTAGACAACTACTCAAATACCGCGCCCAACTGGGGTTGGTTGGTTTCAGGGCATATTTCGCAAACCCCAATTTTGAAAAACGCCGCCAGCGTGTTGCTGGTGACTTTTATGACCAATGGAAAAAAGGCAACAGGGGCAAACCTGGTGAATGGCGATGATTAATTTATTAATAACTATTTTGGCTATTACTGGCGCAGTTTGTTGGTTGGCTTTTATTACGGCAGTTTTTTATATTTGGATTAGCAAATGAACGCTGATGACCGTGTTGTTGACCCCAATGATTGTGTAGATTATTTATATAATTTTGCACCGGAATACGCTAAAGCTAAAGGTGAATTGGCTGAATTGGAAGCTTATAAATCCAGCCTAAAAGCCATCATGATGAAGAAATCTTCAGAACAAAGCCTAGGCGCCCAAGAACGTGAAGCTTATGCCAGCCAAGAATATCAAGACTTATGCAAAGCTATTGGCGCCGCAACGTACAAAACAGAAATGTGGAAGTTTAGATTAGAAGCGGCAAAGCTTCGTTTTGAAGCTTGGCGTACCCAAGAAGCAAGCAACCGTAACCTAGAAAGATTAACCAAATGAACAATGAACCAGTAGCTTGGATGCACAAAATATATTTTCCAAATGGTTTATATGAAGAAGATTTGGTTTGGTCAAAAATTGATGAAAGTTCTATTCCACTCTACACCCATCCAGCAGATGAATCCTTTGACAGAACCGCTAGTCATATGGCTGGTGAGTATGTTAGTTATCCCAGCAAAGACCTAACAGATGAGGAAATAATTAAAGTGTACGAAAATATGCTTGGAGTTGCGTCTGCTAGAAGTTCTGCTATTGATTTTGCTAGAGCAATACTAAGAAAGGCACAAGAGAAATGAACGATTATTCAACACCATATTTAGCGTTATTAAAATTAATTAAAAATTTTCATGAAGCCACATTAAAGGGCCAATACGATAAAGCTTATCAAATATCGTTAGATATTACTGATGTAGCGCATGACCTAGAATTGATTGCAAAGGATTTGGCTAATGTCCATCTTGGTTGAATTAACACCAGCAGAAATACAGATGGCCGCGCTGGTGGGAACCCAGCGTACTGTGCAATGTATTCAAAAAGGTTCTAAACACCGTTATGGCGCTAAAGATACCGAAGCATGGCAAATGTCTATTGAAGGCGCTATGGGCGAATGTGCGCTGGCTAAACACCTTGGCATATTTTGGTCAAAAGGATTGCCTGGAGCAACGGACGTAGGCCCCCATGACGTAAGACAAACACCATTAGCATACGGCAAATTAATTGTTCATCCAACAGATGATGATAACCGCCGTTATTACTTGGTTACTGGTTTATTGGGTAAATACGTTATTCATGGGTATATGTATGGCCACCAGGCAAAGCAACAAAAGTATTGGTCAGACCCACAAAAGACAAATAGATTTGCCTATTTTGTGCCGCAATCTGATTTAATACAGGATTATGTTTAAATGGCAGTTGAACCAACCCTTGTAAAACATTGGTTAGATGACTAGAGAAGAAAAACAATACTATGCTAGATTGGCAAGATTGGGGTGCATATTGTGCCGGCAAAATGGAATTACTGACACCGACACGGCCGTGGAAATCCATCATATACGCCGATATGGTCAGCCTAGGAAAACCGCCAACACTATACCCTTGTGTATGTGGCACCACCGTCTTGGAAATACCAGCGTTCATTCCCTTGGACACAAAGGTTTTCAAAAATACTGGGGCTGGAGTGAAGAAGATTTACACGAAAAAGTCAAAGAATTGCTAAATGACGATAATTAAACTGCCATACCCGCCTAGTGTTAATACCTACTGGCGAAACTTTCGTGGCCATACAGTATTAAGCAAAGCTGGGCGCGAATTTAAAACTGCGGTGGCAGAATGTGTCGTAGCGCAAAACATACCCAAATTTGGCACCAAACGGCTTGAAGTGACATTATTTTTATATCCACGGTCAAAGGTAGTAACAGACCTAGATAATCGCTTAAAAGCGGTTTTAGACGGTTTAGAAGATGCCGGCGTTTATGACAATGACGGACAGATTGATGTACTTATGATTAATCGCGGTGAAATTCGTAAGGGTGGCGGCGTTGATGTAATGATTGAAGTCATATAAAATTAATCATGGCTGATGATTACGAACTAGGCACGGCTGGTCCAATACCAACCGTTAATCCCAACGTTGCAAAAATTGGGGAATTACTCAATGCCGCTAAAACATACGCCAATCAATATTACGTAAAAGACCAAATTCCATTAATTGGTGGAACTCAATTAGGCGACTTTTTATTAGGCCAAGCGCCGGAAGAAGTTCAGCGATGGGGCCAAGGCGATTACCCAGTAAGAAACCCATCCGATGTAGTCAAAACCGGTGGAAACCGTGCTGATATATGGAAATCAGGACGTTTTGAACCTACTTTTGATGTGGCCGCTATGGCCGCACCAGCATTAGGAAAAACTGCAGAAATGACTAAAGGTTTACCGGTTGGATTAAGTATTAAGCCGGTAACTGCCGCAGAACACGCAGTTAGCACTAGAGTTCCAACTGCCGTTAAAGCAACAGAAAACCCAATTACAGAACATTTATTTTCTAATTACGAAGCGGCTAAAAAAGAACCTGAAGCTTTCAAACACAACGTTGAATTGCTAAAAGACTATCCAAATATTGGATTAAAGTCTAAAAACGTAGATGTAAATGCAGAAAAGTTTATTAATCATGTAAAAGACAACTTGCTTTATTTACATGATGCGGTGCCGGCAGACACTAGAGAACGTAGCAAACTTTGGTATAACGGCGCCCGAAACATTGTGGACAAGTTCGGTAAAGAATATGGGGTTCCTGACCAAGCGGCTTCAGGAGTATTGGCCGTTTTATCACCACAAAAAGATTGGTTTATGAACGT